AATGCCAGCGCGCCCAAGCCCTGACCACAATCAAGGCTTTCAGGTCAAGCTCTGCAATAAGGAGCTGGGGCTGCGTGAGCTGTCCAGCGGCGCAAAGACTATGACTGTGCCGTTCAATGACTTGCATAACGCATACGAGGCTCAGAAGGCCGACAATGCGGGCAAGGTGCCGGTCATTGAGTTTACCGGCAGTGAGCGTTACAAGGTGAACACGCCGAATGGTGAATTGACTTTCAAGAAGCCGGTGATGGTTATCTCCGGTTGGGTTGACCGTCCGGCAACCCTAGATGGCGCAGCAGCGCCACAAGAACCTGCGCCGACAGTGTCAGCGCCTGCGATGGAAGCCGTTGCCACCTCGGCGGCTCCTGAAGGCAGCGACCTGTTCTAGCGCAGTAGGTCACGGCGGTTAGGGTTTCCCTCCCTTTCCCTAGTCGCCGTGGCCGCTTTAACAAAGGGATAAAGGGGCAGGAAAGGGTTTTAGTTATGACAAATATATCGGCTCACATCGAGCAAATAGCGAGGCACTATTGGGGTGAACCCAATATGAAGCTGTCGCAAAAAGGCCGGACGCTGCGTTTCGGCAATCGTGGATCGCGCGAGGTGCATCTGGGCAAAGGCACTTGGTTTGACTTTGAGACCAATGAGGGCGGTGGATGCGTTGATCTTGTACGGATGAACGAGGGTGCCACAATCACCAGCAATATCCCCGAGATACTAGAGCGAAAATTCGGCATACAGCGTCAGGCTCAGCAGTCGTTGCAACCAGCGCGGTTTATGTCAGCGGTCTATGACTACATCGACGATCAGGGCGAAGTGCGATATCAGGTGCGCCGGTTTGAGCCTAAGGCGTTCAGGCAGTGCCGCCCTGACGGCAAGGGCGGTTGGCTCTTTAATATGGATGGCGTCGAGGCGCTACCGTATAATCTCCATCATATGATAACCAACCCAGACGCGCCTGTGTTTATCGTGGAAGGCGAGAAGGCGGCGCAGCGGCTATCCAAGCTAGGGCTGGTCGCCACGACCTCTCACGGCGGGGCAAAGAAGTGGCAGCCGGTACTCAATCAGTATTTCGCCGGACGCAATGTCGTGGTGCTTGCTGACAATGACGACGCAGGCCGTGAACATGCGGATATCGTGATCGGTAATCTGTTTGGCGTGGCTGGCAGGATAAAGCGGGTGGAGCTGGACGGCCTGCCGCCGAAGGGTGATGTCGTGGACTGGCTCGACAGTGGCAAGGGGCTGGAGGATTTGACGGCAGCGGTTAAGGCTGCGCCTACGGTGGCTGAGGCTCCGGCGGTAGAGGCTGAGGCGGTTGAGCCTGAGGGTGACGGCCTAGACTACTTTGAATTTGTCGGCGCTGACTACATCCGTAATATGCCGCCGATTGAGTGGGCTATCGGTGAGGGTGACGACGGAATCATAACCGAGAATGGCCTGACCGTGCTTTACGGCGCACCGGGGGCTGGTAAGTCGTTTATCGCGCTAGATATGGCGCTGTCTATTGCGAACGGCGTTGAGTGGCAGGGCATGCCGACAAAAATGGGGAAGGTCTTGTATATCGTTGGCGAGGGATTAGCCGGTATCGGGAAAAGGCTGTCCGCGTGGGAACAGCATAAGGGCATCCGCACTAACGACAACCTGCACGTCCTGCCAATCGCGGTGAACTTCAGGGATCAGTCAGAAGTCGAGAAGCTGATGCGGTCTATTGATAAGGCTGGGTCGGGCTGGTCTATTGCCTTTTGCGACACAGTAGCGAGGTCATTAGTCGGGGCTGATGAGAATAGCAGCCAAGAAATGGGCTTATGGGTGGCTGCCGCCGACAGTATTAAGTCGCATTGCAAGTGCGCGTTTGTCGGTGTTCACCACTCAGGCAAGAATGTGGCAAACGGTATGCGCGGGTCGTCAGCCCTGCTTGGGGCCGTCGATACGTCGCTGGTCGTCACAAAGGATGAGGAATATGTGACGATCCGTGTGGAAAAGCAAAAGGACGCAACTCCAGTAGACGATAGGCGTTTCGTATGACCGAGGTGGCTATGATATCCGGCACGTCCGTCGTGCTGGAACGTGTCTCTGGCGATGCCGTGCCTAAGAAGAAGCGGACAAAGGGGCTGACAGCTAACCAGCAGCTTGCCCTTGAGGCGCTCAGAAATGCGATGATAGACCGTTCAATTGACCGCGTGGCGATGACAATTTGGAGCGAAGAACATAGGGCAAAATGTCCGGATTTAGACCGCAGAAGGGCGCAAGAGGCACGTCATTCGCTAATTGAGGCCAGAATTGTGGGTTCGGACAAACATACGGCTTGGGTAATCAATGAAAACAAATAGTTATCAAGAAATGTCCGGTGTCCGCCGGACGTGTCCGGTGTTTTGCGGACGTGTCCGTCCTGTCCGGTTTCCCTTAGGGAACCGGACGGACACTATCCGGACGGACGGACAGACAGGAAAAGGGATAAGATGATGGCGACTAAAAAGACAACGAGGCCGAGGCCAAAACCTAGCAAGGTTTATTATCAGCCTACGCAAGGGTCAATGCGTCGGATGCAAGACGCGTTGCACAAATATGACGATGTTGTGTCGGAGGTTGAGGGGCGATGGGGTGTCGACCGTCTGGTGTGGTTGGTTGGTGGCGACCTGCGTGATCGGTTTGAGCAGCAGATGGATCGGCTTAATGCGGCGATAGATAAATGCGATCCGTCTATTGAGCATGAGGTTGATGTGACGCTGCGTGGTGTGGCGGCGTTAGAGGCTGCCGCCATAGCTGCTGGCGCGAAACCTCTCAGCGGTGACTACATCGAGGGCAGGATGCCTGACGGTAGGGTGCTGGCGATTACCGCGACAGGATATGAGGCGGGCAAGGTAAAGCGCGACAATCGTGAGATGGTCGTGTATTCTGTTGATGAGATAGGGCGTATCATTGAGGGGTTGAATAAAGAGGCACCTGTGGTTGATGCTATAAAGAACGCTTTTGCCGGTGCCGAGGTTCAGAGCGTTAAGCCGGTTCCGGCTAACCTAGACGACGAGATACCGTTTTGAGTGGGGTTCGGATGGAAGATATCGACAACGAGCGTGACGATGTGCTGAAGGATCGGGAATACATGCTTCTCGGCACATCCACTTGGGTTGACGTCAGGACGCTCACGGTCAACGTACAGCGGGTCGGTAATGGCGTCAGGGTAGATATATGGCCAAAGGAGCTTATGCGGGGCTACGAGCCTATAGCGAGCGTTGAGGTGCCGTTCAGCAAGGGGAGGGATAATGATTCAGGCGGGGGATGGTAGCTGGCAGCGGATGCTCGATCAGGATAGATGCCCGAAGTGTCGGAGCCTGATGACAAAGTTGGTGAACGAGAAAATGATGGTCAAGCGTGAGTGCTTGGTGTGCAACCTAACGATTAACGAAATGGACAGGGATAATGAAAAGGGCTGAAGTTTTAGATACAGCGAAGGAATATGTGACCAAAGACAGGGCGGCGGATCACGGCAATATGGAAGACAACTTCAAAACGATTGCGGCGTATTGGTCTGAGCATTTGGGTCACGATGTTACGCCGATTGACGTGGGCATAATGATGACGTTGTTGAAAATGGCTAGGCTCAAGAGCAATCCATACCATCAGGACAACTACGTTGACGGTTGTGGGTATCTGGCTTGTGCCGGTGAGCTGGTGGATCACGATGGGTGAGGTGCTAGAGTTCAAGAAGCATTGGGTCTGGTTCTTCGAGGAGCCTGTGACGTGCGACCATTGCCTGAAAGAGACACGCGCTAAAGTGTTTGAGCAGATGCAGTCGATAGTTTGTGGCAATTGCGGTGAGGCGTTGCTGTTGATTGATGAGAAGACCAGCTATGTTTTGACCGTAGATTTCGACGATGAGGATTACGACGATGTCAGCTAGGTTGCCTGATGATGTTTGGGTTGAGTTCCTATCTCGCGTGACAGCGGGTAGAGCTGGTCAGTCAGTGTGCAAGGACAAGGACATGCCAGCTTGGGGTACGACTTGGAACAAGATACACAACGACAAGGATTTTGAGCGCAAGTATATGAACGCGCTGGCGTCTCGCGGTATGATTTATGCGGATCAGTTGGATGAAATAAACAGGCGCGTCCTGAATGGTGAGATTGATCCGCAAGCGGCTAGGCTTGTGTCAGACAACTTCAAGTGGACTGCGGCTAGGTTGTTGCCGAAAGTGTACGGAGACAAGCAGCAGGTCGATGTGACGCATGAGGCTGGTGGGTCTTACCTCGACCTATTGCAGCAAGTGAATAAGGCGGCTCAGTTGAAGCACGTTGATGTGGTAGAACACACAGAAGACACAAGTGATGGATTACGCGCACGCGCGACCGAAGTTAACCAGATTTCGGTTAACAACGATATGCCTAAAAAACAGGCAAACAGGAAGAAAAAGGGCAAAAAGTTATCCACAGGCAGCTAAGTCATTGTATTTGCACGATACGCGTTGCGCATAATTAACGTTATGCGACATTTCTGCCAAATATGTACAAAGTTAACCGAAATCCGGTTACCCACCCCCCCCCATCGAAATATCGCGGGGGGCGGGAATAAAAATATA